TTTAGGATTTTACAATTCTCAAGGACAATGGTTCCAAACATTAGGAACTAAAATCCAAAAGTTAAGTAATATCATACACCAGAAAACATTAAGAGGTGGTGCAAACTTCCTAGTATGTTCTCCAGCTATTGGAACAATCATGGAATCAATTCCAGGATTTGCTGCTGATACTGATGGTGATGCTGCAAAAGCAACTTACGCATTTGGTGTACAAAAAGTAGGTCAATTAAATGGACGTTACAAGGTTTACAAAAACCCTTACATGACTGAAAACACAATCCTATTAGGATTTAGAGGTGCTCAGTTCTTGGAAACGGGTGCTGTATTCGCTCCATATATTCCATTAATCATGACTCCGTTAATTTACGATCCAGAAACTTTCACACCACGTAAAGGTTTATTGACTCGTTATGCGAAGAAAATGGTTAGACCAGAATTTTATGGTACTATTCAAGTAAATGGTTTAAATACTCTATAATTTAGAGAATTAAAACTATATTAATAATTAGACCCGGCTTAGGCCGGGTTTTTTTATCCTTTTTTCATATGTATAATAAACAAAAAGTTATTATATGGCTTCAAAACACCACACTGACGATGTATTCGTTCAAAAAAGAAGACCCAAAAAACCCATTAAATTTAATGTACAGCTTAACGATGAACAAAAGATAGCTAAAGCAAAAATTATTCAATCACCAATAACGGTGCTTAGAGGAATGGCTGGGTCAGGTAAAACTTTAGTAGCGACACAAGTAGCACTTGATATGTTATTTACTAAACAAGTAGAAAGAATTATAATTACAAGACCAACTGTATCAAAAGAAGATATCGGTTTTTTACCTGGTGATATTCGAGAGAAAATGGATCCTTGGTTAGCACCTATATATCATAACTTACATATGTTATATAGTAAAGACAAAATAGCAAAAGAATTAGATAATGGAAATATAGAAATAGTACCCTTTGCATTTATGAGAGGTAGAACATTTCTAAAAGCTTTTGTTATCGTAGACGAGGCACAAAATGTTACACATAACCAAATGGAGACAGTAATTGGAAGATTAGGTAAAGGCTCTAAAATGGTAATATGTGGTGATATGGCTCAAATTGATTTAAAAGACAAAAGGGAAACAGGCTTTTCTTTCCTATCTAGGATAGAAGAAAGTGTAGGAGGTTTTAGTGTTTCTACCTTATTACAAAACCATAGACATGAAATAGTATCACCAATACTTAAAGTTTATCAAACCTTTAGAGATTAACGTATTTTTATCATATTTATAATCATACAACATATACCAATATCTTAAAAATAAAATATGAATATACCAATTTGGACAGGAACATCAATATTTACCTCAGGTTCAGGAGACACTCCCTTTGGTTTTTATGATGGAGATACTGAATTTGCCTCTGATGCTCCTAAGGTAGCTAACTTTTGTGCAAGAAGATTAGGTTACCCTTTAGTAGATATCGAACTCCAATCAGGATCGTTTTTTACTGCCTTTGAGGAGGCTGTAACCACATATGGTAACGAGGTTTACGCATATAAAATACGAGATAATCAATTATCTCTTGATGGGTTACCCACATCATCAAACTTAAATACCGCGCTTATAACACCGAGTTTTGAACCCATAGTTAGACTATCAGAACAATATGGTGAAGAAGCAGGTAGTGGAGGAAATGTAACTTACTATTCAGGCTCATTTAATTTAACATCTAGTGTGCAAGATTATAATTTTTCAACTTTTATGACCGCAAGTGATCTTACAGGATCTAAATATATACATGGTTTAGAAGTAAAAAGAGTATTTTATCAAAACCCATACCCCGCAGGTGCTAGATTTTTAGGAGCAAATAATGGTTTTGGTTTTGGAGGTGTAATGGCAGCAGGAGTAATGGGTTTAGGTGGATTTGGTGCTGAAGGAGGATATTTAATGGCTCCATTAAATTACGACATCGCTGTTATACAGCAAATCGAAATGAGTGAAACTATTCGAAGAAATCAATACTCATTTGAAATAAGAAATGACAACTTAAGAGTATTTCCAATTCCTAATTTTGCATTTGGTGATAATAATCAATGTAAAATATGGTTTGAATATATTTTAAGGGATGAAAGAATTTCAAGCGCCGTAATGCAAACACCAGGTAATGTTACAAACGTTTCAAATGCCCCTTATGCTAATCCTGATTATAATTCAATTAATAGTGTAGGACGACAATGGATATTTGAATATACCTTAGCATTATCTAAAGAAATGTTAGGATACGTAAGAGGTAAATATGGTAGTATACCAATCCCAAATGCTGATGTTGTCTTAAACCAATCAGATTTAATAGCAGCTGCTACAGCAGAAAAAACAACATTAATAGAAAGATTAAGAACTTATTTAGATGAAACATCAAGGATGGCTTCATTAGAAAGAAGAGCACAAGAAGGAGAATCAAAAATGATGGAACTACAGAAGGTCCCATATACAATTTATATAGCGTAATATGGCAATGTACACTAGACAAAGGGATGTTTCTCTTATGCGAAAGTTTAACAGGGAATTGATGGGGAATATTATTACTCAACAATGTGCTATATATCAATTTAAATTAGAAGAAACTAAGGTAAACATCTACGGTGAAGCAGCCGAAGAAAAGTATTATGATGGTCCTTTCTTATTTAACGTTTTAATAGATAGAGGAGATCAACAATATCCTGAAGCAGGAGAAGGAATATTATTTGAACAAGGTATTAATTTTTACTTTTTTAGAGATGATTTAGTAGATAAAGACGTGGTACCTCGAGTAGGAGATATTATCTTATATCAAGAAGGATACTATGGAGTACAAAGTACAATTGCCAACCAATATTGGGGAGGTAAAAACCCTGATTACCCTAATAATGATTCAGATGGTACACCAAACCCACTAAATCCTAACTTAAATCAATTTGGTAATAATGTTTCAATACTAGTATCAACATATTATATACCAGCAGATAAAGTAGCAATTTCACCTCACATAGAAAGAATGTAATGGCAAAACCTAGAAAACCCATACCAAAAAGTCAATTAACTATAAGTGACACTAAACTAACCCCTTTTAAAGGGATAGAAGGTAGAGGAGAAGTAGGGAATCCTAATGATTCTATAACTCCCCCTAACCCTAATTATACTGAAACAGGTATTGATTTTAATAGATCAAACCAAATGAGTTTTAAGGATGATACTACTAAACAGTATTCAGTTGGTATCAAAGATATTGATGAGGCGGTGTTTTATTATTTTCAAAACGTAATTAGACCTTTTGTTTACCAAAATGGCGAACGAAGAGAGGTACCTGTAATATATGGTGCTCCTGAAAGATGGAAATCTTTTCAACGTGATGGTTACTATAGAGATAAAAGTGGAGCAATTATGCTTCCTATTATGGTAATAAAAAGAGATTCTTTAACCAAGGATAGAACCGTTGCAAATAAACTAGATGCTAACATGCCTAACTTATATGGGCAATGGTCAAAACAATTTAGTCCTAAAAACTTTTACGGTAATTTTGCTGCATTAAATAATAGAAAACCAGTTGAAAAGTTTCATATAGTAGCACAGCCTGATTATGTAACAATGGAATACAGTGTTATAATCCAAACGTATTACATGGAGCAACTAAACAAGATAATAGAAGCATGTGAATACGCATCAGATGCATATTGGGGTAATCCTGAAAGGTTTCAGTTTAGAGCTTTTATAGATAGTTTTAATACTGCTACGGAATTAACTCAAGGTAAAGATAGATTAGTTACTGGTACATTTAATATAAGACTACGAGGTTATATATTACCTGATACTATTCAAAAGGAACTAAACGCAACTAAAATATATAATTCAAAAGCAAAAGTTACTATAACAACAGAAACAACAAATAACATCGAGGATATCGACTTTTAAATATTCTTTACATATTTATCATTAAACAAAATCAATTATGGAAAATAAAAAGTTATCAAAAAAAGAGTTACAAGTATTAAAAGAATATCAACACAAAACCAACGAGATTATTGCTACATTAGGAGGTATAGAATTACAACTTGATGCATTAGAAACTCAAAAAGAAGAAACATTAGACAATTTTAAAGTCCTTCAAGAAAATCAAACAAAAACTGGTAAGGAATTACAAGATAAGTATGGTGAAGGTAATATAAATTTAGAAGACGGAGAATTTACTCCAAAGAAATAAATTTTTGAAATAATTTTCAATATTTATAATAAAATAAAAATAAATAAAAATATAGACAATGGCAGAGACAACATTAATATCTCCAGGTGTATTAACAAGAGAAAACGATTCATCATTTATTGGGGCTAGACCTGTTACCTTTGGTGCAGCTGTTATAGGACCAGCAATAATGGGGCCTGTTGGTATTCCAACAGGAGTTTCTACTTTCTCTCAATATGAAGCCATATTTGGGGGATCAATAGAAAGTGGATCACAACAATACACTTATTTAAACTCTATATCAGCAAGAAATTATTTTGCTCAAGGAGGACAATCATTATTAGTAACACGTGTTGTTACTGGTTCTTTTTCTGAAGCGTCAGGTTCAATAGGTAGTACTAGAACCTCAGGTGCTTTATTAGGTGGTGAAGATCAACTAAAATCTTCAATTGAAAATGCGGCTACTGTAAATATTACTGGTAGTACTGGTGGTGCAGTTGTAGGCGTTGCAGTTTTTAGTACTACAGGTACAGGTACAGGGGCAATAGCTAATATAACTATAGCACCTCAAACAGCTAACTTCACAGGACCTTCAGTAGTATCAGATATAACAATTACAACACCAGGAGTAGGTTATGCTTCTGGAGATACAATTGTTTTTACATCAGAATCTTTAGGTGCACAAGTAATTGTTACTGGAAATGGAGTAGATTTAAAATATAAATTAAATGCAAACGATTTAGCAGTTACATCATCTTTTGAGCTTAAAACAATATCTGAAGGTGTAATGATGAATAATGCTCAAACATTAGATTCAGCAAATGGTACATTAATTAGTGGTTCAGCAAATAATCTTAGATGGGAAATAGCTTCTGTAAATACATCTTCAGGACAATTTTCACTATTAGTAAGAAGAGGAAATGATACTGCAACACAAAAATCTATATTAGAGACATATAACAATGTATCTTTAGACCCACAGGCAACTAATTATATTTCAAAAGTAATAGGTGACACATTCGAAACTGTAGATCAAGATGGTACAGATTTCTTTGTTAAAACAAATGGTAACTTCCCACGAAGAAGTGCTTACGTTTATGT